ATGGCTACTATTAGAAAGCGGGATGGCCGCTGGCGGGCGGAGGTGCGCCGGGGGAGTTTTCGCAAGTCAAGAACGTTTGCGACGAAAACGGCGGCGCAGCGTTGGGCTACTGCGCTTGAGGCCGATATTGATAACCACAAGCTGGGCCAGGTTGCGAATAAGTCGCTGGGAGATTTACTGGCGCGCTATAGCGATGATGTAGCGGTGCATAAAAAGGGCTGGCGGCAGGAGGTGATTCGTTTGGCGCGAATCGGGCGGGACCCTATCGCGGGTACACCGTTGCGGGAGTTGAGCGCAGCCGATATGGCAGGCTGGCGAGATAGGCGGTTGCGTGAGGTGTCAGCCGCGTCGGTGCGGCGTGATTGGAATGTAATTAGCCACGCAATTAATGTAGCAATCAATGAGTGGGGCTGGCTACATACCAACCCACTGAAAGGAGTGAAAAAACCGGCGCCACCGGCGGCACGCGACCGGCGGGTGAGTGAGGATGAGATAGCGCTGCTGCGCCATTGCTCGGGCTATGACCACACGCCAGACACCAAAACAGCCCGCACATTTTTAGCATTTTTGCTGGCCATTGAAACGGGTATGCGCGCAGGCGAGCTGGCAGGGCTGACACGCTCTAGCATTACCGGGCGCGTTGCGCATTTACCTATGACGAAAAACGGCACCCGGCGTGATGTGCCGTTGTCGCCCAAAGCGGTCGAGCTGCTCGAGCCCCTGGGCGACAAGCTGTTGGATTTAAATAGCGAGCAAATTAGCAGCTTGTTTCGCAAAATACGCGACCGTGCAGGCATTGAAAACCTGCACTTTCACGACTCGCGGCACGAGGCCATCACACGGCTAGCTGAAAAACTCGACGTGCTGGAACTGGCGCGCATGGTCGGCATTAAAGATTTAAAAATTTTAATGGTGTACTACAACAAAACAGCAGAACAGCTAGCTGACAAGCTGTAATTACAGCTCGCCGAGCCAGGCGGTAGTGGTGTCATTGGTTGCAACGAGCTCTATTTCATCGCCCGCAGAAACAGTAAACACGCGCCCGTCACGGGCCGGGATCGAGGCATAAACTACGCTATCGAACATAACGTCGACACTACCCGAGGCGCAACGAACAACCGCGCCGGTACCGGTGATAGCCTGAGCACCCGTTGACACCCCTTTCGCGACAGAATCTAATACTTTTGTTGATGTCATTGCTTATTCTCCGGGTAAAAAAATGGGGTCTGTGCCTGAATACATTGGTAAATAAATAGGGTCAGCCATTATTGCCGCGCGCGGAACAACGTTATCGTTTTCGTCCAGCTCGTTAATATCTGCAATAAACGGCAGGATTTTGGCTTTATCGATGGGTTCAATGACCGGGTAATATGCAGCTTGGAGTTCACTGCCTTCGTTGTCGTACGTTGCCGGTGTTTTGTACGCTTTTCGTATACCTACCACTTCCCACGTTAAATCGTGAGCCTTTATCAAGCCCGCTAATATAGATTTAGTTAAGTTATGGTGCCGAATACGGGCGTGGATTAGGCTCTTGCTATCATACGGCTTTGTACCAAGGGCAATAGATGATGGCCAGCGTTTATCTAATGCGTCGAGCTGCGCTTGCAGTTGCGGAGACATGTTATCGAACTCAGTGCCTTCGGGAATTATTAAGTGAACATCGTAGAACATTGTCAACTCTCGTTATCTATTAGCTTCAACCCAGGTTTTTACATCAGAAAAAGATGAAGACTCAGGCGGTAGGCCTTTGTAGATCTCTAGTTTGCTGATTGTGTATGCACTCTCTATATCTTGGCCAAGCCCTAACTTAAGAGATCCGCCTGAGGTCCAGCCAGAGAAAGCTTGCTCTGAGCCCCAAGTAAACGTGTCGGTAGTTGGTTCGTAATAACCAATGACAAGCTTGTTGTAAGTAGATGACCACGCGACGCCGACTTGAATTTCTTCGCCTGCCAAACCGCCGGATGTTACTAAAGAAGTATTTGTCCCGTCATAAGCTTCCAGCCCCGAACCCGACGTATAACCCTTTATCAATTGATTATCAGCGCTTCCACCTCTTACATAGCTGCCGCCTGTGTCGGCCAAATCAACTTTAAGTGCCATTCTATACAGAGCGACGCCTTCATCGACATCGACAATTCCGTCCCAGCTATCGATCTCGATCTTATCTGCGTCTCTGGTAGAAGCTGCTGTTGTGTTTTTTATTGGAGTAGTTGCGAACTGTCCCTCCTCTAGCTGCACAGAAGTCAGAAAATGCACAAGACCTGCCCCGCCATTCCTGGTGATATAGAAAATCCAGACACGATTTCTACCTACGTTAAGCTGAGGCAAAGCCATCGTCCATCGCTCCCACGAGGTAGGCAAGTTAGTAGGTACAAACTCTGCTGCGCCGTCCTGCCAGCTCGACCCGTCTAGTGATAAAAACTGCACATCCCCACCAGAGCCGTCGTCGCATTTTACAATGAATTTCAGGCCATTCGCAGCACCCGCTTTAACCTCCATCGACATCACTGCGTAACCGCTCGTCACGCTGGTTAGATAGTCCAGCTTAATCAGTGACACAGCGTTGTTTGATCCATCCACTGTTATTTTCGCAGCAGAGGAGAAACCAGCAGGCACATCATCTAGTTCTTGCGTTAAAGTCGAGCTCCCCGACACGCTTTGCAGCCAGTTTTCAAATGTGTTTGAGCCGGAATCCAGCTCAGTAAATAAATTATTAACAATAGGGTTAGAGCGCGGAGGCTGCATGAGAACTTGGGGTGCTGGTGTTATTGCTGATCCAGTGTCTTCTGTGACAACTCCGCTCGATATAGTATTTCCTAGCTCCGTGGCATACCAGCGCACGCCGTCAGCCCCACAGCCATAATCTGTGTTTATGTCCAGTTTTTCGCTCGGCGCTATGTTTGACCTGCCCGTGACGTCTTGCACTTGAATATGCGTTAACGTGCCAGAAATAGTTAGCGTTAGCGTTGTAGTCGCTGCCTTCTTTGCAGCGTCAAATGCTATTCTGTTTGTTCCATCATTAGTCAGCACGCCGGTCGCGGCATTAGATAGCGTTACTGTGGCCCCGCTATCGCCCTCACAACTTACTTGGTAACTGCGGTTTTCTGCCACTGTGATTGAATGCGTCGTGAGAGTTGATGTTAATGTTTGCTCTCTGCGGCCGCCTTCGAGAATGATTTCTCCCGCTTCGCAAATATTCAATACGTCGTCGTAGTCGTAAACCGATGCTACTGACGTTCGCGTATTAGTCGGGGCTTTGTTGCTCTGACCCATCTTGTTAAGCCAAAAAGCTGGCGCATACAAAGCAGGCCCAACGGGTTGCCGTGCGGCACTAAAATGCTGCGACATGCTTTGCACAAACGGGCGAGAAAAAGAGGTGCTAAAGGTCATTTAATCCGCCTTTTTTTAATTAAAATTTGTCCGTTTTTATGGCGCTCCCAAAGCACCAGGGTTACATCTTTTGTTGCCATGGCTGTGTCAAAATCTAACCACGCCTGATCATTACTCATGTCACCAAAGCCGAGTGTCGCCCTTGCTGCAGCACCAGAAATTTGTATGTTTGCGACAGCAATAGCAGTGCGCATTTCTTCACACAGCGGTTTTCGCGGATCACCGGGCTCGGCATAAACACGCAGCTCATAAGGCGGTATCGCAATGCGGTCAAGGCGTATTAAGCTCATTTTTGGGCTGCTGCAATGCATGCTGTATTACCGCTAATATAAAAATGATCACTCGCGTCGATGGTTATAGCCGGGCGAAAAATAACAACAAGCAATAGCGCCAGCAGCACGATAAAAACAGTGTTTTTACGCATTAGGCCAACCGGTCCTTATGTCGTGCTGGGCTATAACGGCGGTGCTGGCCAGTGCGTCGATAATGTCGGTATGGTTTTTTTCAGCCGTTGCCAGCGCGTTGCGTCGTGTTTGCACGGCTAACTCAATAGCCTCGGCTTGCGTTTGCGTCACGTCGGCCCAGCTGCCGTCTGCCTTTTTGAGCGGCACTTTCGCAGCTTGTACTTTTACCTGTGTCGCTATGGCGGCGGTAATATTTAAGGCACCAAGCGCGTCGCAGGGGTAAACAACACCATCAACCACCACCCCTTTTTGCTCTTCTACCTGGGCTTTTTCTGCCAGCTCAGTTTTTTTAATCGCACGCGCAGCGGCTGGGCTTATGTCGGTGCCTGTGTAGCTGCGGGTCACGGTGCGCGCTGTTTCGTCAACGACGAGTGTTTCGCCGGTGTAGTTTTGATATTGCGTGAGCGACGCGGGGGCATCAATAACCTGGTACAACCCGGCGGTTTTAAAGTCGTTAGCGCTGGCACCCAGGCCAAAGGCAATACGCCCGTAAGATGTGCCGGGGCCATATTGCCCGGTGATTTTGTTTTTTGCGGCATTTAAGCTGGCAAAAGTTAGGTTTTGTGTGCTCATTTTTTACCTGCTTTATTAATAAAAATCAGCGTTAATTAAAGTTAACGGCTAATCCGTTGTTGGGCGGCAAATCAACGGGGTTTGTGTGCTTAGCGCCAAAGCCTGCGGCAGACCACGGGTATGCGCTGATATAGGGTGAGGAGTTATGCGCAAAAATAATACTGCTGTCATCATCGCTAAAAGCAACAGCATTAGCCTTGCCGCTTGGCGGCGTTATTGGATCGGCATAGCGCGCCCCAAACCCTGCCCCTGACCAAGGGTAAACACCAACATATTCTGTATTATTTTCTGCCACGGCAATGTATTCGCCGGATTTTGCGAAAACAACAGCGAAGCAGCGGCCGCCCGGCAGGGTTTCGGGGTCAGCAAATTTTGCACCAAAACCCGCGCCCGACCACGCCCAAACACTGACATAAGGGTTGCTATCAGTGGCAACGGCAATAGCACTTGAATCAGGACTAAAAGCCACACCCAAAGGCACCGAAGTTGGCGCCGGCGACGGGTTCGCAAACCTTGCTCCAAAACCTGCTGGCGACCACGCGTAAACCGCAATATAGGGGTAAGTAGCATAAATAACAGCAATGGCTGTGCTGTCGTGATTAAACACAACGCCCAAGGCGTTTTCGGGCAAAAAGGTGGGGTTAGCGAATTTTGCTCCAAAACCGGCTGGCGACCACGGGTAAACTGTCACATAGGGTGTCGACTGGCTAGCAACAGCAATGGCTGTGCTGTCGTGATTAAACGCCACTGCCCTGGCATTGGCGCCGGGCAGTGTTTCCGGGGCCGAGAATCTAGCGCCAAACCCCGCTGACGACCAGTTGTACGCCGCGACATACGGAGACACTTCAAACCCGGCTGCCACAACAGTCGACAAATGATTGAACACCGCGCTATTAACTCCCGATTCAGGCTCGCTAACAGGGTCTGGAAACTTGGCACCAAAGCCTGCCGACGACCAGGGGTAAACACGTAAAAATGGCGCAGAAAAGTGTCCAACAACAACACGATTGCTGCTCGAACCCCCTTTGGTTATACCCGTTTTTAATAAATCCATTACCCTAGCCCCTCGTTCATCACAGACAGGCTGTAGACGTTATTTTTGTCTTTAAGCACCAGCAACCGGTCGGTGCCACCGGCGGTAAACACGGGCGCCGAGCTGTTAGAAAACAGCATGCCAGCTGGCAAGGTAACGGTGTAGTCACCCCAGTTCACGGCATCGATAATCATGGCGCAAACCTGCCCACTTACAAACCCGGTAAACGCGATGGTGACCGCGCCGGTTAGCGTGAGCTTTTGCATATCACCTGCGGCATAGTCAAAGGTGTGGGTGCCGCTGCTTTTTGTTGCGTCGGCAATTTGTCGATAACTCGATGCGTCAATGGTTTTGCCGTTGGTGTCGAGCGCGGCCCCCAGCTGTGGGGTGGTGTCGTCGGCAATGGCGAAAGGCACCAGGTCGTAGCCGTCTTCGGCATCATTCACTTTGGGGCGCTTGCCGGCATCGCCACCCACCAACGGTGGAAAGTTAAGCCCGGCAGCACTGGCAGCGGCCTTGGCCGCCCAGTGGGGTAGCGAGTAGTCGTCTACTTCGTTACCGCCACTAGCGGCAGGTATGAGGCTGTCTTCAGCGCGAGTGGCCCAGTCGTGATACGCGACGAACAGGGCGTTTTGCTCGGTAATCGCGGCTTCTAGCGAAGCTAAATAGGCGTTGAATTTGGTGATGAATTCATCGTCGTCACCAATCACAATATTGTAATTGCTCCAATCTAAAACTGTGATTGTGGGCAGGGGCATTGTTATGCTTCCTCGAATGTTAGCTGGATTTTCCAATTGTTAAAAAAGGGGTGCGTAAAGCCCAGGTCAGACATGCGCCGGGCCACAAATGCGTGCTCTATCTCAAGAAAGCCGCCTTCTTCCGGATACGCCGTGATGTACACATCGGCCCGCTTGCCCGCGCTAAACAGCCCGGTGACTAATTTGCTGCGGTCCGCGTCGTCGAGCCAGTCGAGCCCTATGCGCATGCGCCGGTGCGCAGCGTGGGTGCCTTCGCTACGCAACGAGCCACCGTCGGTGCGGTGGTGTTCGGTTTGCTCTATCCACTCTAAACTGAGGCCGTAGCTCATGTTGACGCTGGGCTCGAAAGCTTCGCCCAGCATGATTTGGCCAATTTGCAAAAAGCCGTCGGCATTGCCGGTGTCGGTAATAATGATTTGGTAGCTGTCGAAAGTGACCGCGCTAAACCACAAGTCAAAATGCTGAGGCTCTAGTAAGTTGTTGTAAGTGGCCCCGTATTTGTCGATGCCCGCCCGCCATGTGCCAGCGGGGATTATGTCACCAGCCCCAACCTCGCCCGCACCAACGGTGCCGGTGTCATAAACCGTGGCGGCCCCTAGTTTTAAAATCAGCTGAATAGACGCCCCGCCGCTCAAATTGTGCCGGGCCATCACTAATCCGTTTGCCGTTGCTGGCGCTGCTGGCGTGCCGCTGATTGTTTGCTCGGCGGTGTCTGTCGAGCGCCACACAAACGCACGGCGGCCGCCTTGCGTGTTGGCGATGGGCATGGCCTCGCTGGTAACGGTCAGCGCAGCGGTGTTGTGTGCGCTGTCAGATAAAAAACGAATGGTCATAGCCACAGCTCCAGGCCAATGCGGTTGCGGGTGTAACTGCGGTTAATAGCAATAACAAGGCCTTTTTTGCCGTTGGCGAAACCAAAGCGGGGGTTTATAAGCTCAACGGTTTGACCAATTTTCACCTGCGATGGCGCTAGAAAACATTCCACCGACCACACCTCGCGGCGCTGGCTTTTTACGGCGGCAACGCGGTCACATTCGGTTTGCGCATTGGTGGTGCCGGTGATGTAGCTGTCGACCACCTGGTCGCCTGCTAACGGGTAGTCTGTAACGGTGTTGGCTGTGCTCACTTGCTGCCAGGGCTCGGTGAGCTGTTCGGCCAGCGCGGGAGATGTGTCGAGCATGCCTGCTAAGCTGTTGCGCGCCACGGGGGCAAAGTTGCGGTTGTAGTTGAATTTTAGCGTTTTTACCGGCGGCTCCATCGTCTCAAGCTGCAATTGCCCTGCGGCTACGTCGTCGGCAGTGATGGTTAAGTCGGCAACCAGGGCGGGGGCGGTAATGGCGTAGGCCTCGACCTCACCAGCAGCATTAACCAACCAGAACGCGCCCAGCGAGCTGCACACGTCGTCGAGCACTTGCGCTGCTGTGGTTTCGTCGGCGTAATACAAGCCCAGGGTGTAGGTTGGCAGCGCGTTAAGGGTGGTTTGGTTGGCAGTAAGGCCAAAACGGGTGCACACCCAGTTAATAATTTCTTTTGCTGTGCCGTTGGCTTCCACCACGTCGGTGCCCAAATTGCCTTGGGGCCGGGCTGACAGTGTGTATTTGCCGTTGCTGTAGTCGGCGGTGTGGCTAACCACCGCGCCGTTATCGCGCACCACAGCGCTGGTTATTGAATTTTCGTTAATTTGGTACTCGTGAGTGGGGTCGTCAGTTAACGCTGGCAGCACGTTAAAGGGTTCACCAAGGGCTATGGGTACGGGCTGGCCACTGGCCAGCAGCGCGGACTGTAGGGGCTGGTCGAGCACTGCTTTACCATCACGGATGCCAAAACGCAAAATACCGGGTGAAATCTCGGTAATACCGTCATTTATAACGTTAGCCACTTGTCGAAAGTCGTCTAGCGACCAGTCAATAGCCCCCAGAAACATGCGCACCGCGTGGCCACGCCATTTAATAGCGGCCCAGGTGTCGAGGGTGCCGTCGTTAATAAGTGTTATCTCGCCCACATCCATAGCGCCGTCGATGCGGCTAGATATGTCGATGGCTTCGCTAATCACGTCGTCGTAACTGCGGTTGGGGCTGGTGTCGCCCGGGCGGCTAATGTACGGCGCGTTGGCGATGTATTCGGTGCCCCCCGAGTGGTCCAACTCTATTAACAGCGTGCGCTGTTGGCCCATGTCGGCCAGCCATGCCGCGTACTGCGCATCGCTCATAGACATTAGCTGAGCACCGTGACTTTGTTGCGCGTCATTTGTCGCCCGGTGCGCTCGATGCTTTGGCGTTGGCTATTGCGTTGCTGCGCAGCACTGGCGGCATCGCTGGCGCGTTCGTTTCGCAGGGCGGCGACCTCGTTGCGCAGAGCTTTCATTTCTGCTAGCAGGGCGTCGTTGTTGTTGCTGTTTGTGCCAACGTTAATGCCGTATTTTCGCAGCGCGTCTGCCGACTCTTTGTCGATGATTATTTCGCCGTAATCGATAATCGCTTTTTGAGTGTGACTAACGAACGGTGTACCTGTATTGAATCGGTTAATTTCAGTCGCGCCATTTTCAAGCGCACTGGCAAAAAACAGCTCTTTGAGCGATTCGTAATCTTTGCCGCTGTCGAGCATATTTTGCCAAAAAGCGTAGCCGTCAGCATCGGGTGTTTTGTTCAAGCCCCGGCTGTAGAGCTCGTAAATGGGGTCGTTGCTGAGGTCGGCAGCTTGCACGCCGGTGGCACTGCTAAAGTCGGCAGAAAGCTCAGCGGGCAGCACAGCTAAAAGCTCGGCAACACTGTCGATGCCCGCTGTCATTCTTACGGCTTGCTGCAGCTGTGAAAGCGCGGTGTTGCCGAGGCTGAGCGTTGCACCGAGGGTTTTTGTTTGTATGCGCGCAATGTCGGCGCTTACATCGGCCTCGGTTTTAAACTCTTTGCCCAGATCACCCAGCGAACCGGTGACGCTATTGAAAATGTCGGTGTACTGGCCCGAGCTGGCGTAATAGCTGGCGGCTTCTTTTAAATACGCCTGGCCGTCGGCACTTAGCGCACCGGCGGCGGCCAGGTCGCCCCCTTGCGCAGCGGCAAGGCTTGCGCTGTACTGGTTTTTGGCAAAATCTAACCGCGCTTTGTTAGACAGCGGCGAGAGCGTTGACAAGTTGAGCTGGTCGACGGTGTCGAGCAGCGCGTTAGCCACGCTTAGCATGGCGGCTTTTTCGTCGCGCAGGGCTTTTATGCGCGCATCGGCATTGCTTTGCAGTGCCGCACGCTCGTCGTTGTAGCTGCCAAGTATGCTGGTACTCATGTCGCTAATAGACTGGGTAGCAACGGCAACTTGTGACGATGCGCTGGATAAATAAGTGTCTAAACTGGGCGCGAGTGACACTAGCTGCGCAAATAAGGTTTGCGCGGCGCTGGTGGTAAGATCAAGACCGTCGACCAGTGCTCTAAAGCCCTCGTGGGTTTGCGGTACCGCCAGCCCTAGCTCGTTAAATTGCTGGGTTAGGGAGTCACCCAATTTTTCGAGCTTTTCGCCGTCGGTGTAAAACGCATCGTAATACGCATTAATGCCGGTGCTGAGCTGGTCCAGGCCGCCGAAGGCTTGCACTAAACCGTCAGCGGCTGCCATGCCGGTCACGGAGAAGTCGATAAGCTCAAAACCCAGCGCGTCGAGGGCGCCGGTAACACCAACAAACTCAATCTGCACGCGGCTGATCGTGTCGGCTAAGGCTTCGCCCTCTTTCATTAAGGGCTCGAAGGGCGAGAGATCAACAACAAAGCCGGTGAGCTCTTCAACTTTCGATTGCCATGCGCCAGTAAAGTCGTCGAGTACCGATTCGACATCGCCCTGGTTAATGCCGTTGTATTCAGCGGAGCCGAAGAATGTTTTGCCCCAGTCTGTGCCAGCCCCAGCGGCTTTACCGTCGAGCGTGCGGCCAGTGAGGTTGACAGTGGTGCCCAGCTGCTCATAAAGCCCTGTTAACACAGTGTCTGTGTACGCAGCAGCTTCGGCTAATTGATCTGCCAAGGCAGTGCCTTCACTGCCAGCGCGTTTAGCGTAAGCGGTAAGCTCAAGACCGGATGCGCCGTAGGCTTTATGGCCCGGTGACAATGAGCCGGGCTCGGTGAGAACGCCCAGCGAGACACGCTCTTTGCCGTCGCCGCCGAGAGCGGAGTCTGTAAGGCCCCCAATAAAACCGCCAACGGCAGAGCCTAGAGCCGTTCCGATAACCGGCACAATAGACCCTACATATGCACCTATACCCGCCCCTGCTGTTGCCCCGATATTGGAGTTGGCCTCTTTCCCGAACAACCCTCCACCAATCTTATTTCCTGCATAACCGCCTGCAAAACCAGAACCTACTGTGTACAACCCCCCCAGCGCTAAGTTTCCGCCGCCTTGAGCAGCAAACCCCGCGCTGCTTTCCAGCAACCCGGAGGCAGCATTACCAAACCCATTTTCGTAAAGAAGATTAGCAATGTAATCAACCCCACGCGACGCACTAAGATGTGCACCTGTAAGCCCTCCGTTTATAAGGGATTTCCCCGCGCTGAGTAAGTCAGCAACAGAAAACCCGCCCCCGCCCGAACTAGCACCGAATAAACCAGTGCCATCGCCCGCCGATGCAACACCACTGCCGCCCATGCCCAGCCCAATAATAATGGGTTTGGTAATGGCGAGGTGGGCCATTTCGGCTAGCAGGGTTTTAAAGCTGTCTAGTATGCTGTCGCCAAAGCTTTTGAAGCCATCGAAAGCGCCGGCCCATGCGTCAGCAAATGTCTCGTCGACTCGTTCTATCGCCCTGTCCCACGCGGTGACGTAAACGCTGGTGGCTTTGGGGGTTTCGCGTTGCACGGTGGTGACTATTTGGCTTGTGCTGCTTTGCACCGTGGCAACCATTTTGCCGGTGGACACTGCCAGGGTATCGGGCAGGGTGTTAATGTTGCTGTTGATCAGTGCTGTTGAGACGTTAGCTTCTGCGGCTATTTTTTCAGCAGTTTTTTGTACGTCGTCTTCTGTTTCTCGTAACCATTTTTTAATCGATTGCGAGGGCAGCGCCTTTGTTGTTAAGTCTTTTAATTCTTGCGTTAGTTCTGTTGCTGTACTGCCAACAGCATCGGAAATATTTTGAAAAAACTGGCTTTCCGTGAAATTACCGCCGCCTGCGAACTCTGGCAGCTTGTTGAGCAACGAGGTAATCGCGCTGTCGATGCCTGCCGTTGCAGCGAAAATGCCGCGATAAGTTTGAGCAACAACAACCGTCACACCCTTCCACACTATTTGTAGGCCGCGAGCGGCATCAGCAACAAAGCCAATGCCGGCAATCATGCCGTCGAACAAAGCGTCGGCAGTGTCTTTAGCTGAGCTCATCTCGCTGCCGACACCCAATAATTCGTTAGCGATACCGGTTAACGCAGGAGAAACTTTAACCGCAAGCTGTTTCCACAAGCCCTCGCTGGCCTGCCCTACCCTGCTCATGGCATCGTTGGCTTGCTCGATTTTTGCAGAGTCAACCCGGTTTATGGCCAAGCCCCATTGCTCGGTAAAGGCGGCGGCTTCTAGCGCGGCAGCGCTGCCGCCTTTGAGGGTGTTAAGTAACGCCACACCCTCGGAGTCGAATAACTTAAACGCCAGGCGCACACGGTCGGACTGGCTGCCTACGTCACCCATGGCGTCGCCAATGGCGGCAAACTGCTGGTCGGGCGAGAGCTTCGCCAGCTCGGCGGCATTAATGTTTAATTCTTTAAGCGCGTCTTTTGCCTCGCCTGTGCCCTGGGCGGCTTCACCCACACGGCGCACCATGCGCTGTAGACCCATGTCGAGGGTGTTAGCTGCTACACCGCTAAGCTCGGCCTGTATGCGCAGGGCGGTGAGGCTTTCAGTGGCAATGCCGAGCTTGTCACTGACTTTTGCAGTGCTGTCAATGGCGCTAAGCTGCTGCTTAACCATTACCCCAACACCTGCCGCAGCCGCTAGCGCAGCGGCTGAGCCGTAAGCGGCGACCTTTTTGGAGAGGTCGGAAAAGCTGGCGCTGTTGTCTTTATTGTGCTGTACGGCTTTTTTCTGGGTGTCGTTAAGGCCCTTTAGCTGGTCGTCAGTGAGCTTTAAAGCCGAGACACCACCTCTTGCGTCACCGGTAATTATTAAGCCGGTTTTTATGGTTTTTGCCATAGTTTAAAAGCCATTTTACGCGGTGAATTAAGGGGTTTTTAGTTTTTCAAGCGCGGCTTGCTCAGCCATTTGTGCGAGGGCGCCTTGTTCAATAAAGCGCACTTTTTCAAAGGTTTCGCGGGTATTTTCAATACCCTGCAGGGCGATAACGCTTTGCAGAGCTGTGTAGTCAATGCCTTGTGCGCCGCCCATGGGCAACAAGCGCCACTGGGTGGCGCAGGCGGCAAAAACCTGCCAGGCGGCGAGGTTTGCGTGGTCTAAATAAAAGGTTTCTGGCTGGTCGGTGGCAGGTTCGGGGGGCAGGTTTATGTATTTTCTGTCCTCTGCTGTGCCGTCGGCACCGGGTTTAACATAGGCCCAGGCACGACCAGCCTGTGTTAGTTTTTTTCTGTGAGCACCTTACGCATGTTTTCGTCTTGCACCATGACGCATTCTCGAGCCAGCGGCGCGGCGATGTAGTCAATACCGCTAATTTGTTCTAATAATTCAGGGGTAAACGGCAGTTTTTCGCCGGCTGGGTCGTACATATCGGGTAAGTCGATAATTAATTTTTTAATTATTTCTGAATCTTTTTTATCGCTTAAATTGTCGATAAATTCTGATTTTTCATCGCCATACAGCTTTTTAATCACCGCTGTAAAAGGCTGCTCGGTATAGCCTGTTTCACCGGGTACTTTTGCTGTAATCGTTGAACGCACTTGGTCTGCAGGATCAATAATAAATTTCATGAGTTGTCCGCCTTTTATTTAAAAAATGAATTAAAAAATAGAAAATGTCCGCTGTTTGAATCTAGCCACCGCGCGGGGGCGGACTCCCTGCGCGGTGTTGGCACTGCGAGTGCAGCGCGCTAGAACTGGTTAGGTGAAAACGATGCTGAGCTCGTCGTCGCCGGCGTCGGTGGGTGTCCAGAGGGTGTTCATGTTCATGACACTCAGGCCGTCGGAGTCGCTTAAGCTGGGCTGCGACAATTGCACGTTACTGCCGGTAATTTGCACAATGTTGCCTGCCGTGGTGCCGTGAATAATGTTAACGGCGACAAGGCTGCCCGCCTTGGCGATGCCCCAAAAGTCTTTAGTGCCGATGGCTTCTTGCTCAAACGACAAACTGCCTGCGGGTGCGCGGTCGGTAATAATGACGCTTTCGGAGTTGACCACGTTGCGATAAACAACGTTGTTGGCGATGTCAAGGCTGAAACTTTCGGCTTTGGCGTTGTAGCCGTCGACGGTGTAGGTGGGCGTGTTAGCCTCGGTAACCGGCAGCGGTGTTTGAAACGCCGTGGTGTCGGGTGTAATGAGTGCGGGCGCGGTGGGGTCATTGTGCAGACCGGTAAAAGTGAACTGCATTTCGGGGATGGCGTCTTTACTGAGATTAAATTTCACGCTGCCCCGCGCGCCGGTGAGCTTGTGTAACTCGTTGTCGTGGTAGTAGTAGAGGGTGGCGCTTTCAAAATTGGACGAAACAAACGCGTAAGTGGCGCTGGTTGAGGCGACGAGCGTTTCAGCAAACGCGCAGGCACGCAATAGCGGGCCAAAACCGGGGGCGTCACCCGCCGCGCCAGCACCGGCTATCTCGACAGCAAAGCTGATTGTGGTATAGCGGCTGGTTGCAATTTCTGCCTCGTTACCGATAGAAGGTCGGTCAAGGTCGCGGCCCACACGGTTGCCCTGCTGCGGGTTTATTTGCAGGTTTTTGGTGAGTATGGCATTGGCCCCCGCCGGGGTGGGGTCGGTGCCGTAGGTGCTTTCAATTTTGGCGAGAATGTACTTTTTACGATAGAGCATTAGTCGGTGGCCTTTTGTTTGTTAGCGGGGGCAGCCTGCGCTTTGCTGGCAGAAGGCTGGGTGGGTAAACGCTTGCCGTTTTTGTCGCGCGCTGGCTCTTGCGTGCAGTGAACTAATTCGGGTTTGTCGCCTTTTTTGTCAGCCGTGTAGCTGCCGCCTGCGTTGGCCATGGTGGTGCCTCTTTATTTGTTGGGATTGTTGCGGGTTATAGGTTTTGTTACTGGGATATAAACAAGCCGTCCTGGTACTGCTCGCGCCAGGCGTAAAGACCACCGCCAATGTCGATGGCCGAGCCACTGGAATACTGCATTTCGAAATAGGTGGCTTGCTCTTGCCAGCCCAGTAGCGCTGTTTGAAGCTCTTGTCGCAGGGCTGTGATGTTGTTGCTTGACGACAAAAGGGTTATGCCGTAATTGCGGGTTACCCGCTGCTTTACGATGTTGTCATAGACTGATTCCACTGCTGAAACGCTGGGCAAATCGACCAGTACCGCCGGGTAATCACCACTTACACCTGAAACTGCAGGCACTATGTATTGCAGCTCAAGCCCGAACATGTGCAGGCCGGTTTTGTCGTCAAACGCGGCGGCGGCACCGGTGATGGAGATGGCACCAGCGGCGGCTTGCACTTGTGTTTCGGTGGCTGTGAGCAGGGCCAGTAGTGCGCTATAGCTAGATTCGCGCAGGGTGACGTCGAACGTGACCTGTGTGGCGATGCGGGCAGCGCCAATGGTGATGGGGTTGGCGCCAACCACTTGATAAATAGCGTCGGGCGGAGTGTTGCCCGCTTGCGCATCGAGGGGGTAAACGCTGGCGCCGGTTAATTCGAGCATTGTTTTTAGCGCGGCGCTGGCTGCGGATGCGTCAACAGTGGCGAGTGATTCGCTGCTGGGGGCCTCGGCCACGACATTAAAGCCAGTGGTGTTGTTGATTATTTGGTCAAGCAGATTTTGCACTGGCTTTCTCTAAAAATGTTTGTACTTTGTTAAAAAAACGGGTTTGAAAGACTTCGTCGGTTTGTTCCCAACCGCTACCAATAAAAGGTTTTGCCTTCATGCCGGGGTGGTTCACTTTTTTGGCGAATGTGCCGTAAAAACGCAGGTATTTATGGCCGCTCTTGCGGCTGGGTTTAATTTTGTGGGCTTTTGCGCCGGTGTTTTCTAGCCAGTTGGCTTTGTATTGCAGTTTGTTTTTGGGGCCGATGTAAATAGCGGCATCGTCGGGGGCGATGCCCAGCTCGGTGCGCTCGGCGGGCTTGAATTTGCGGTGGCCTATCGACTTTTTCAGTGCGCCGGTTTTTACAGGGGCTTGCCGTTTTATCGCCTTTTTTACAGGCGCAGAAGCAAAGGTAAGCGCTTGTTGCTGGGCTTTTTTACCCAGGCCTGACTCCATTGATTCAAGCTCTTTAAGCATGTGAGCAACGGAGGGGGAGAATTCAAAATCAATCATGGGCTGGCTGTTTATCCGTCAATTAAATAAACGAGCATTTCAAGTTGTGTTTTGTGGCCCTTTTTATCCATGGGCGGGCTGGCAATCTCCCAAGTGTTGCCGTCGACGACCAGGCGCCAGCTGGCTTTAATGTCGGCGCGGTAGCGCATCCATACACGGGCGACTAATTTGCCCTGCGTTTGGTGGGCGCTGTGTATTTCGCTGCCATTTAACGGGGCGAGGTCAACCCGAGCGGTGCCGACGCTGGTAAAGCCAGTACCGGTGCTGTAGGCGTCGCCTGTGGCGGCGGGCTTGAGTAGTTCGGCCACATAGCGCAGCTTGCCCGCTTTCACAGGCCGCTGACTGCCATGCTGTCGACGAGCATTTGGTAAGCCATTGGGGTTTCGCTGATATTGCCGGGTGCGCTGGCTTCGCGGTTTTCATAAAAATGGGCGGCGAGCAAGTAAATAGCCTGGCGAAGTTGCGCGGGGGCTTCGCCCTGGGCAACATCGCCGACAACGTCGACATGACCCGCTTGATAAACGACGTTTACGCCATTAAAACGGCCCGCTTGCACACTGGGCCAGCTGGCGCCGGGGGCTGGAGCAATGCGGCCAACAATGCCAATGGTCGACACTTGATAGTCGGCGGGGTCGAGGGTTTGTTCTACGCCGTCGGTATCGAAATATTTGATACTTTCGACCGCTAATAAAGGCGGTTTTGGCAGGTAAATAACCGCCGGAAAGCACTCTAACGATGCCTGCCATTGCTGCTTGACGATGGCGCGGCCGGTATCGGCCTGCACTTGTGCGGTGGCTACGTCAATATAAATGGCCAGCAGGTCGTCGTCGTCATCATGCTCGACCACGGTGTGGCTTTGCAGGTCGGCAACGCTAACCGGGGCTAAGGGCGCGGGTGTTAGCAGCGCTGTGTGTACGGGGATGTGGGGCATTTAGTCGTTGCTGGCTTCGTCGTTGCTGGTGGTAGGCTGGGGGCCAGCGGCTTTCGCTTTGTTTGCAGAGGGAGCCTTCGCTTTATTCGCTGCGGGGACTTTTGCCTTATTAATAATTTCTAGGTCAATAGCGGCCTTAATTGCCGCCTCAGACATTTCTTCATCTTTAGCAACCTGAATCACGATGAAACCGTTTGGGGAATATTTAAACTTTTTTGGCGCCTTCATTTTGTTCTCCAAAAAAAGGCCCGGCTGAAGCGAGGGCCTTTTTGTGTGTACGTGAATATGCTGTCTGGTTAGGCGACAGGTGCCTGCTCTGCGTGGCTGCGAATGATGCTGGCGCTGCACAAAAGGGTTGGCGAGGAGCCCGTTACTGCTGAGATCACCGCGCGTATGTAGCGCTTATTGCCGATATAACCAACACGGTAGATGTCGTTATCGTTAGCACTCGTGATTTGAGGCTCTGCCCCTTGCAGGTCTACTGCTGCTACAGCGGTGAATGTTGTATCGTCGTCAGACTCTTGTATTTCGAAAGTGAAATCAGGTGTGGTGCCGCCAGACGCACCGGCGTCGATAATGACACAGGCGGAATTAAACCCCTGCAAGTCGGCGCTTGCCCCGTTAGCTGCCGCTGTTTGCTCGGCAGGTAAAAGAGATTGGCTGACGGATAGGTTGTTTTTAAGGTCTTTCATGGGTATGCCTCAATAGCCCAGCGGGCAACGCACGTAAAGCCCTTGCCCGCTGGATGTTAATTAAAAACGAATATGATTTTGGTCAGCTATTACACTGCAAATTTCATAAATTTAACGGCTTCGTAATGATTGATGCCGCCACCGACGCGCTTGGTTGTGTAAAATTTAACGAAGCCTTTTTCTGTGAGGTCGTCTCGCAGTACTCGCACACCTACACGGTCAACAATGCGATAGGCACGCTTAAAATCGCCGAAGGCAATCGACAGGCTGTTAGCAGCCACATCTGGCATAAAGTCGTCAATTTCGATAGGTTTACCGAGCAAGGTTTCTGGTGCGCCTGCTTCGATACCAGGGCGCCATAAATAAGCGCCGTTGGAATCTTTGAGCTTGCGCACTTCTGCCAGTGTTAGGTCGTTCATCAGCCAGGAGGCGTTGGCGCGATAACCACGCTTAAGGGCGTGGGTAAGATCTATTAATGCATCGCCACCATTTGGGGCTACAGCAAACGCACCGGCAGCACCTGAGTTAACGCTACCAATTTTGCCCCAGCTCCAGCTGTCGTTGTCCACAACAGGGTAGGTGAGCAGCCCGCGTGGTTGTTTGACCCCGTTGCCGGTGAGAAATTTGTCACCTTCTTGTTCGGCAAATTCAACACCCACTTCGTCGGCTAGCCAGTCTGCTATGTTGGCAATAGAGTCATCTAGCAACTCTTGCGTAGTCTTAGGCTCGGAGTACAGCTCTTTGACATTAAAGGCTAACTCTGCGAGCGCTGGAGTGTCGGTTTCTGACCTGGACTGGGTTTCACCAACCCAGCCAGATGTTGCACCACCGAGGCAAACGAAGCGCTTGTATTCGCTGGTTGTAATAGGCATTACGGTGCAAAGACTGCGCATGGCACCAAAATCACCCATGATGCGGTCAATCGATTTTTCGATTTCAGCATGCACGGTATAACCACCGCTGGGGTCTGTGCCAACCGACAAGGCTTTTTGCTCTAGCTCACGCAAACCATCGATGGTGCCCTTGCGAAAATATTGATTAAAGCCTTTAACATGAGCCGCGACATTAGCTGCTTTTTCGCCGTCTTCTTGTCCACCACCGGGGATGCGGTTGCTTTTTGTTTCAAGGGCTTCGAGCTTGGTTTTAACGTCGGTTAATTCAGACATTTTTTCGTTAATAGCGACCAGCTTACCTTCGAGGTCGCCGACGGCACCACCCTCTTCGACCGCCTTCAATCTGGTATCGTTGGTTTTTTTAAATTCGTGAAAGACGGAGGCGAGTTCGTCAATGGTTTCTTTTAGTTCGTTCATGTTTGTGGTCTCATTGATTGGGTTAATTCATTAATGGATTTAATTAACTCCGCGTCGCCGCCTTCGTCGCGAGGGCCGATGCCGCTGTAGCCGTCGGCAATAAAGGCCTTGGCTTGCCGGGCGCTAAAACCTACGTCGCGTAGGCAGTGCTCGACTTGTCTGATATTTGGGGTGTCGCCGTGGGTAAGCATTGATTTAACTTGCGCCACTCTCGCTTCGTCGTTCGCAGGGAAAGTAACCAGGGAAACTTCCCAGAGGTCTATTTTTGACAGAACAAAAACGTCTTTTTCTTTGTCGTAATGCCAGCCGTCGCCGGGCAGGGAGTAGCCGATTGACATGCCCGACAGGCTGCCCGCTTTTAAGTGAGCGTGGGCACGCTTGGCGAGCGGGTCGTCGTCAATAAGTAAACGGCCCTCAACGTAAAGGCCTTCGTCGTCTTCTTCCATTTTGGTGTAAACGCCAATAGGCTCTTTGGTGTCGTGCTGCCATAACAATGACGGCATACGGCCTTTGCTGGACCAGTCAGATAGCGACTGGCTAAATGCGCCTTTAACAACAACATCGCCATAGCTGTCGGTGGTGCCGAAAACAGAGCCGTAACCAGAGAACTCACCGCTATTACTGACTTCTTTGATCCTTAGTGGCGCGTGTAGTTTTTGCTTAAGCATTGTCGTCACCTGTGTTTTTGTCACCGATCTGTTGCATTTCGGTGTTGTCTTTTGGATCTATCATGTTGGCGGGCACCCAATATGTGTCGCCGTTTTCAATTGGGTTTTCGTCTTCAAAGTCGCGAATATCATTAGGTGACAGCGAGCCCATTTGAAAACGCTTCCACATGTAGTCTGCGCGGGATTTCATGTCGCCACGCAATAGGGCGTTGACGTTGAACTTGGCAAAAAACTTTGCCCGCTCTTGTGCCGTCAATAAACTGACGGCTATGCGCTGCTCGAAGCGCGTTACCCAGGGCGTGAGCGTGTGAACAACGAAGGCAATGTCTTGATGTTCGATATTAGAAAAAGTGGCCTTTTCCATGTCGTTGATCATGTGGGCGGGTACCCGAAAAATGCCGGCTATTTCGCTGCGCTGATATTTGCGTGTTTCGAGAAATTGGGCGTCTTCTGGTGATATTGATATAGCTGTCCATTTCAGGCCGCCACCGAGAATAGCGGTGCGCAGCTCGTCTTCACCGCTGTTAGCCTCGCGCCACGATTTTGACATGAGCTGCATTTGCTCTTGATTCAGCTTCGTGTCTGTACTCAATAAACCACTGGGGCGCGTGCCGTTTTTAAAAAGACGCGAACCAAAGCGCTCGGCAGCCATGCCTAAGCCAATACTGTTTCGCGCCTGGGCAATAGGACTAAGACCTGTGAGTCCGTCCATTGACATGAGGCGCACATGGAATATTTGGTTTTCGGCCAATGTTCGCTGGCTGCCATCGGGGAAGGTAACTTTGTAATCAACTGACCAGTCACTATTTATGACTGGGGTGACGCCATCGGGATTTAATGGAAGTAGTTCGCGTACCTGCCCATTTATGCGGTTGACCCAGGAGTAGTGGTTGCCCCGAAGGCATAGGTGGGCGACCATTGTCTCGCGCCACTCCTGGCTGGTCATGTAGCTGTTTGGGGCAAGGTTTATTAAGTTAAACAGGCTATGGCTGCGGGCTTTTTCGCGCACTTTGCCTTTCTGCTCAAATAGATTTAAAGGCAGCATGCCGACGGACTCTGCCAGCACTTTTATGCAGCTATACACCGGGGCAAAGCGGGCGGCTTCTTTTGGTGTAACTGAGACTCCAGCGCTGGATTGATAACCAACACCGAGCGCTTCTGCCAGCTCTGCCGAGGTGCTAATAGTTGTGCTTTTTTGCAAGCGGTCAAAAATCATCAGGCGATGGGGCCGCGACTAGCTATAAATGCAACGCCAATCAGCAATAAGCCGCCAACAATAAAACCAGCTGGCTCGTAAATAAGCCACGAGCCATAGGCAATAAAGCCGATGCCGAAAATACCAACGGCGTCGAAAATTGATTGTTTCATAGAATAAATATCTCAGGTGATTCTGTGTCATCTGACGCCATAGCCAGCGCAATGCCCATGATAAGGGCGACGGCGGGGTCGATTTTTTCTGACACTTTGCCTTTGTCGGGCTTTATGTTGCCGGCGGGGTCGGTTTGCACAACAACGTTGCTAACGGCCCAGGTAAGGAGGGGGTCGTTGTGGCGCAGTTGTTGGTTGAGCACGAGGCGCAGTAGTTCTTTGCTGGGGGCACTCATGCTGCCGTAACCCTGGCCAAATTCAATAAAGTCGATGCCTTCGTCGATTAAATCGCTAACGAGCTGACTGCTGTTCCAGCGGTCGAAGGCGATGGATTGCAGGTCAAACCGCTCAGCGGCGGCCATAATGTCGGTTTTGATAAAGTTGTAGTCGACGGTTTGGCCGGGTAGCACAATGAGGTGGCCGCTGTCGCGGAATGTTTCGAGCGTTTTGTCGCCCTTGTTTAGCCTGCGCTCTAGTGCGGCTTGCGGTAAGTAGGATCGCGAGAGCACTGTGCGCTGGCCGCTTTCACCGGGAAAGACGAGGCCGAAGGTGGTCATGTCCTCTACGGCTGAGAGGTCGAGGCCACCGTAACATTCTTGGCCGTCGAGCTCGGTAGCGTTGTCCCAGCTGTTAAGGCTGGAGTCTTTGCATTGGTGCCAGTGTTGCATGGGCATCCAGGCGGTTTCACCGTAGACCCATAGGTTAAGGCGTTTGGTGAGGAATTCTGTTTTGGCACTGGGTAGGTGCTTAGCTTCTTCGCATTGCTCTTGTAGGTCGGTGAGCGATACGGAGACGCCTAAGTTTGGGTTGGCTTTGGGCCACTCGGCGGGGTCGTCCCATTTTTCGGGGTCGTCGAGGGTGTAAATTGTGGTAAAGAAGGCGTCGTCTTTGACGGCACCCTCGAGTACTTGTATTGCATAACGTCGGCGCTGGTAGCAGTAGCTGTTGTGGTCAAAGCCTGCTGTGGTTATAGCGCGCATTATGGGCTGTTTGCGGGCGCCCATGGCGCTGCGCATGACGTCCCAGAGCCCTGAGTTTGGGTGGGCGTGGAGTTCGTCAACAAGCCCTGCGTGAACGTTGAAGCCGTCCATGCGTTTGCTGTCTTTACTGAGCGGCAGGTATTTGCTGCGCTGGTATTTAAGCTTGTGTTCTTCAATTGTGCAGAGCTTGGTTAACGCAGGGCTTTGCTCAAGCATGGCTTTGCTGGATTCAAAAATAAGCCGGGCTTGTTCTTTTTTTGTAGCTGCGCTGTAAATTTGCGCGCCGGGTTCGTTGTCGCCGATGAGGTAGAAGTTGCCAGCGGCGGCGAGGCGTGTTGATTTGCCATTTTTGCGGGCGACTTCTTCGTAAGACTGGCGAAAGCGGCGGGTGCCGTCTTCACGTATCCAGCCGAATAGGTTGGCGTCGGCAAAGCATTGCCAGGGTTCAAAGTCTATTTTCTTACCGGCCCATTCGCCTTCGTAGTGGCGACAGTGCCGGCCAACAAAGCGAAAGTATCGCGCCGCGTGATATTCACTGAACTGAAGGCCCCGCGAGGGACCGTTGACCATGTCGTCAAACCAGCGATCAACAGCAAGCTGTATGTATTTACAGCTAGGTATTACGCCGCTTTTTACGTCGTCGGCGTATTGATAGGCGCGGTCTAGCCAGGCCCTGCCGACATCAGGGACGCTCATTAATCGAGATCGAGGCCGCCCTGGTTGGGGTTGTCGATAGTGATAGCTTTTCGCGCGCGGGGGCTGAGGAAAAACTTGTCGGCAATTTTCTGGTATCGATTAGCGTGGCGCTCGCGAGCAACTGCCCAAGGCGATAATTGCATGTAGTTGTTTGGCGTAGATTGGTATTCCCCTTTGTCCTCAACTTCACGCTGAGCCTCAACATACAATGCCCAGGTTTCACACATGATGCGAAACTGGCCGAGGTCAACTTCAGCTAGAAGGTTTAAGCCGACTAACCGCTCACCGATGTAGTACCAGTGCTTGCGAGCCTCGTCAGAAATACCACCAGGGACCGGTGGTATTTTTGGCTTCAAACCCTGGAATAAATCGGCAGCAGGCTCGTTAGCTGTCGGCTTTTTATTGCTTGTCTCCGCCAACCCCAGCGGGATCACTGCGGCCATCGGTTTATTCATTTAATTACAAAACCCCTCCGGGCTTTAACCCCCCCCCCATAAAATTCAACACTCATAAAATGTAAGTTAGGATGCGGTGTATATGCTGAAAGGCGTGAGGTTTTGACTACCCCCTACCCCTGCGAGCTTCTTCCGCTGTTTTTCTCTTGTCACACGCTTGGCAGATCGTTTGTAGATTCTCATCTTCATCGCTGCCACCCTCTGCAAGAGGAACGTCGTGATCGCAAACTCCGTGGTTTGGTCCGTGCAGAGAAACCGATACAAGCTTTCCTTTCTTCTTATGTATTTGACATAGATAGCCGTCACGCTCAAAAATTCGCTTGCGCTTGTTCTGCCATGTAGTGCCACCACGGCCAGAAGTTCCTTGCTTGCTCCGGTAACCTTTCCAGCCGCTCTTTGGGCATAATCCCGCATGAGGTTTTTTGCACTTAGCACACCACCTACGCGCCCTACCAGACATCCACGCCACCCATCACCACACCATCGGCTATCAGCGGCCCGTAAAACGGCAACAGCTCCGCGCTGAATAAGTCAGAGTGCTCGGTGCTCGGCGGCTCCATCAACTCCTTGTTGTAGTTAGTCACGCGCTTATCTTCGCCAATATAACCAACCGCGCCCATCTCCCCCCAAGGGCGAGCATCTGAAACAGGCAGCCACTTGCTCCAGCGCACAGGCCCGTCGCTCGGGCTGTGCCACACCGCTAGCTGCGCAACAGACGGCGCAATATCAACAGTTTCTTTCAGCGCAGGGTTGATATAAATTGCATCAACCGCGCATTCAGCCTCGACCTCTTCCAGTGCTAAATGAGCTATCGCACACCCGTTTGAGTGCCCTATAACAACTGGCCTAAACTCGTTACAAACTGCTGTTTTAACCGCTTTAGCCACAGTGCTCGCTATCGCGCGATTTTTAAACCGCGTGCCGATTAGGCCTACATGACCGTAATTGATTGAGATATAAGACACATCGCGTGCTGACAAAAAAGGGCGCAGCTTGCCCACTGTCGCCCTGCCTCCGTCCCACACATTAAAGCCGTGAATAAGTATCGCCAGCGGCCTACTCACCTGACACTATCCTAGACATCCTTGCAATATGCTCAGCATGCTCGCGCCTGTCTCGCCGGCGCTGTAACACCAGCCCATACAGGCCAACCGCAATGCCCACCAGAATACCCACGCTCGACAACAGTAGATGATTATCTGCCAGCCAACCTACCGCACCGCTACTCACCGCCAAACCACCACCTGCCGCCGTTAATTTATGCCCGGCTAATGCAAGGCCAACCTCGCCTACGGGATCACCCTGACTCATTTGTCGCCAGTGTCCACAGCGCCAAACCGTAAATTATCAGCAATACGGCGCATCCAGCCCTTGCTCGCATCAGCCCAATTACGCAAATACGTCATAAACTCAATGCGCTCAGCTAACAGCAACATAATCACATCGCCCTCACTAAGCGCCTCAAGCGCAGCTAATGTTACCGGGCCGACAACACCGTCATCAGCAACACCAACGGCTCGCTGCAAACGACGAACCGCACGACCAGGCCCCGCGTTAACCGCAAAATCCAGCAACTGATACGCCACGCCATCGCGATAGCGCCCCAGCTTTAGTGGGCGCACAAAATCGCGCTGGTAAATCGCCACCGTGTCAGGCAACGTCAGTCCAGCAATATTTAAATCGGGATACGTCTTCGCACTAATACCAAATTTAGTGCCCTTCAGCTCGCCCTGGCCAACAATGCCGCCCGTCCAGTTGCCGGGGTCCAAAGGATTGTCAGAGAACTCACCCTCGTGCCCAACAATGCGCACCAACCAGCTTTCAACTAAAGCATCGCTGTGACCTCTCATATAAACTCCGGGCATAAAAAAACCCGCAAGAAGCGGGCTTTTGATATAAAAATAGCGCGAACTACATGTTTAATGCAATTAGCGCCAGCATGGGGAATACTAGGGCAAAGTGTCGTATTTCGTCAAGTGCTGTTTTCTATATTTTTTATTTCCTGTTAACGCCCTGTTATATTTCAGCATCAGCACGTTTCTCAACAGCGTTCCATGTGGGCTCGTATTCAGGCCAATCAGATTCAACAACAACACATTGCAGAACGCATCGATTATCCTGTTTGCGGCCCTCGTCGATTTTTTCAACCAACAATCCAAGCTGTTTTTCTTCGACCGCAGACAAGTACCGCAAAATATCTTTACGTTTAACAACCACGTATCTGTTTTCACGCTCCATAATATTCCCCAAAATATAACAAGTCGTTGAAAAATGGACGGGCAAAAGCACCCGCCTTTTAACTAGAGCCTTGTTTAAGGCTCGTCACTCACCACTTTATTAATTCAGCGATGCAAACTGCAGGCTATATTTTTTCGCTCTTCTTAGTCTCGACAACCCAACCTGCTATGGCCAAATTCAATATAAATACTCATAGGATCAAGGCTTTCCTCAATCAATCCGCTCTCTAGCATATAAGCGCAGGCTTTAATAAATGCGTCTTTTTGAGATTGTCGCGCCCCGAAATAAAACGATTTTGCCTTGGCCTTTCCATCCACTTTATGATTTACAGTGTAGCGAGTCATCGAGTAGCCCCGATCATTTTTTGTTTCACCAATACTGAGCCCGGCTATGCCTGTAATATTGTGTTTACGTGCCATTGATCTGTTTCCATAAGCTGCCTGACCGGCAGTGAAATTGAAAAAGTGGAACATATTTTTTTAAGCTGCTTGTTCAGCAGTTATCAGCAATAACGCATTTTACTAAACTGACTTCTCGTCAGTATAAAAAAGATCAATACCTTTCTCTTGCTGCTTATCTCGATATTCGAACAACCCGGATATAAAGCCATCAAGCACCTGGTCGGGCATATGCGTTGCTCTGGAGCCTTTGGTTGTGCGCCAGCCCTTAATCAGTGATTTTGAAGCACGAATGCCGCCTAGTTTAAATATTTCTATCGTTAACTCGGGATGCCTGCTGCACCCGGTGAGATGCAATAGGCGATTGAAGATGTGGTTATTTGTCATCTAAAATCCTGCTACCACTGATAATCGCAAGGCTCATTATTGATGACCATTTCAGCTCTTTCAGCGCCAAGAACGCCAACAAGCTCGTCTGCATCGAGAAAGCCGCCCACACCATCCTCTTCGACGAGCCAGCGTCTTTCCCCGCAGATTTCATATTCTTCACAAGTGATGGTGACCGCAGGCGCGGGAGTGTTCCCCGTGATTTTTTCAATGCAACCATTCATGCAATTTTCGTAAGCTGTCCAAAAAAGCTGATTATCAAGCACAACATTATCGGTGCCGCGCTCACAGAATCTGTAAGAAGGTTTGCCGTTTATAGTTATGTTTCCGCGCTTAAACGTGAGACCGTTGTCTTTAGCGATTTCGCGTATTTCTTTTATGGCTTCTGATTGAGTGTACATATTGATTCTCCTGAGCGAAGTTATTTGATTAATACCTGCTTGTGCAGCAGATGTCGTAACAATACAAAAAGGCAGCTTAGATAGCAAGAGTTTATTTCAATAAATTGCGACTTTTATTACAACATTAAGCCGCCCGCGCATTAATCTCACCCAGCACCCGCGCCACCGGCCCCAGGGCACCACCGATCAACTCATCTAGCGACGCTCTAGCAACAGCACAACGCCGCCCCCACTTATACCGAGCATCAAGACAGCGCCGATCAACACCCAGCGCACGCGCCATATCTGCCTTGCTGTGCAACTCTCGGCCATTGCGCTCGCGCTGGCGAGTGTCGTGCAACAGCATCAGCAGCAGACGCTCCTCCGCCTCGCCCTCGGCATCGCTGCGCACATCGGGCACCCCGGCGGCATCCAGCGCCTTCACCAGCCATTCAAGCAAAAACATCTCCCGGTCAGCTTGTTTTTTTACGTCGCCCTCGCGGGGCTCGGTGTACGCCCACATACCCCAGGTGTAGCACTGCTCCGGTAAGTTATCGATAATCGCCATCACCCGCCCCGCCACCAGGCCGTCGAGAATGCGGTAATCAGCCGTATTGCGCCCGCCACCACCAGCACCCTCGCCCCAGCTTTGCGCCCGCAAACCTTCAAACACCACCGCCCACGCTTGCCTTGCCGACCGTAAAACCATTACCCACCCCACTTATTAACTCTGTTATTTCTTTCGACTCACCCGCCTAGCCATTTTTTTCGCTTTTCTCTTCGCTTTGCGCCGCTTCACTCCCGGCGCACCAGTTTTCACGGCTGCTTTTCTTTCACCACAACGCAGAGAAAACCCTCCGTTTCCCATTTGCACAACGGCCTCGATATCACTAATAATCCCGATTATTGAAGCATTGCTCATCATTTCCTTTGCCCTTTTCTTGCCTTCTCTTCTTTTCCTTGCGCTCAAATTCAAACTCAACATACAAGCGCACCCAATCCCTAAAATGGCCCGGAACCACCTCTTCCAAATACGCCCGCCGCTCGGCTCGGCTCGGCAGGGCGCAGCACTTGGCTGCATAATGCCGAGGGCGCAGCTCGTCGCGCACTAAAACGGAATATCATCATCAAAATTGTCAAACCCGCCACCCTGAGCAGGTGCCGCTTGCGGCGCGGCTGGTTGCCCTGGTTGTGCCCCCGCACCGGGCGCCTGCTGTTGAGCATACGCAGCGGTATTACCCGCACTCTCAGCCCCTCGGCTATCCAGCATCTGCATTTCACCCGCCACAATCTCCGTGGTGTAGCGGTCGGCGCCGGTGGTTTTGTCTTGCCATTTACGCGTGCGCAGCGAACCCTCAATGTAAACCTTGCTACCCTTGCGCAAATACTCCCCGGCAACCTCCGCCAGGCGGTTAAAGAAAATTACCCGGTGCCACTCCGTACGTTCCTGAGGTTGCCCGGTTTGCTTATCCTTCCAGGTCTCGCTGGTGGCAATATTCACATTGGTCACCGCACCGCCCGAGGGCATGTAGCGGGTGTCTGGGTCTTGCCCCAGGTTGCCGATTAAAATAACTTTGTTGATGCCTCTAGCCATGGTTGATTCTCGTCAATACTTCGTTATGTGGAATTTCATCCCGTAGAACACGCTGTTATATTTTAAGTAATGAGCCGCGCTCTTCTGGTGGCTACGCGGTAGGTCTATCACTCTTTCGCCAAACCTTTTATGTATCGACCGGGACGGTTTGATTAGCAATCCCACAAGGCATACCTCATTTACCCATTACTTAAAATATAACCAGTAGCTCCAGCGGACCCGCTACGCTCACCGCTGAGCATGGGCTTTATCTGAAGAGTCTCGACCAATACTTCGCGTGTTGGTGCATCGTGCCCTGCATCACCCAGCACACTCCCGCTGAAACCGCTCTCTCTCACGCTGCCTAAGCGACCTGCTGTCAACCTCAGCTGTTGCACGGGCACCAGTGGTATCGGCCCGTGTTTAGCAACCCATGCGGCAACATCCCGCTCGTACTGCGCCAGCTTCGCTTTTTTCTCTACACTTAATGTTTTTCGCATTTCTTGGTCCTCTTTCTGGGTTTTTAAGCCTTTTTTACCCTGCCCCGGTTGCCCCGTTTTTAAACCCTAACCGGGGCAACGTAAGTTATTGATTTAATTCTATTTGCCCCGCATGCCCCGCATGCCACGCCTGTTTACGCGCACACGGGAGAGTTTTTTTATTTTAAAAACATACACACGTGCGCGCGGGAAACCCCGTGGCAAGCGTGGCATGCGGGGCATTCCCTTGGTTTTCAAGGGCTTAGCTTGCCCCGGCTTTGCAAAAAAAACGGGGCATCCGGGGCAAATCGGGGCATTTTTACGCAACATTGCTAAAACCTCCGCCAGAAACGGGCGCGGCAAGCAATTTATCCCACTGCTCAACACAGTCACCCAGCCACTCGCCTTGCGTTTTCCCCGGTGGCATAGCAACATCGCGGGGCAGAAAGAAGCGCGCCTTGGCTGTTGAGTGCCCACTCTCGTAATGCACACCCGCCCGACTACGCAACCAGTCGAGGGTTTTAATTAGCCCGGTAAACTTATTGCTACTAATCGCCCGCTCGCCCTGGCCCTTGCACCAGCGCTCGTAAAATTTGTACAGGTCTTTATTGCGCACTGGCACATACGGCGCGTCGGTTTCACCCGCCTGCCATTGCAGAGCGAACAACTCCCACCCCGCCCGGCCAAAGTTAATCAATCGCTCTTTAGCAGCACTGCGGGGCGGTTTGGTGTGGGTGTTAAAATCTTTTAGATCCCACGCCAGCAAATAGGCATAAAACGCTTCAATGCCACCGTTGGCTATCTCATGGGCCACCTGCTGCTGCAGCTCGTCGCTGAGCTTCCAGCGGGGCCACACCACGAAAAACCGCCGGTCCTCGTCCTCGATGTACATGGGTTGCACCTCGTTCGACAAAAACACCGAATTCATGCAGTTCATCTCTTCCCAGCCGGTAACGAACTTCTGTTCAACCCGGAAGGTCTCGCCGGTCACCATCTGCTTCACAAGGCCCATATAGTCGTACTTTTGGCCACGAGAGAAAATCTCCTCAAACACCGCGTACAGCTTTTGGCTACGCCACACCGTGTACTTGTCTTCAAGCTCGTGCTGGCTCACCGTGGCACTGTATTCGCCATAAATCTGGCGCATTACACCGTCGAAAAACAGGCTTTTACCCGCACCCTGCTTATTACTGTGCATTAATACAGCCGTGGCCATTTTCGCGCCCACCTGCTGCAAAGGCAGAGCCAGCCAACTCATTAGCCAGCGCCAGTCGTCCTGGTCTTCATTACACAAACTAAACACCAGTTTTTGAATGCCCACACACGCACTGTCATTGCGCACAGGCTGCAAGGGCAGGCCCCGAAACATATTAATGTAAGCGCCGTCGCGGCCCTTCTGCCGAGGGTCGAACAACAAATCAGTGTGATGCAACTCGTGGCGTTTAGGGTGCTTCAGCCAGTCTTCGTAATCGTCAGCCAACTGCAAGCGCAGCGCGTTAACATTCACCCGCTCGCGGCGCAACCGGTCCCACACATCAGTGGTGCCCGCAAGGTAAACAAAGCGCTTTAAGGCATCTGTCAGCCCCCCGCGCCCCTCAGCCTTGGCGGCCGCAATATCATCCAACAGGTCGAGCTGCTGCACCTCTTTACGCGCAGGGTCTTTTACCCACGCGTCCCACAAATTAGCCAGCAATGTCTTGGCAGCTTGCTTGTTCATCAAACGCTTGTATTTGTAATCCCACACCTTGGCATCAGGCATAGCCAGCGCAAATCGCTCAAGTGCTTTGTCGAGCGTCAGCGCGCCACCAGCACTCACCGGGGGCGCGGGGGTTTCACACGGGCGCTGCGTGGCAGCCAACAACTGCTTTTTCACCTCAGCCAAGCCCGCCTGCACGTGTAAATCATTCCAATCCGTGCCACGCTCGGCATCGGGTGCAAACTCAGGAACCACCACACGGCCACCGCAATGCTGGGCCGCTTTAGTGGCAGCAGCAACACCCGGGTTACCCTGTGTTTTATAGTCATCGTCGGCGCAAATCATGAAAATAGCGTCTGGGTGTTGCGCATGCAGCGCCTTAGCCACGGCCAGCACGTTGCCTGCGTCAAACGCCACGGCGACTGTCCAGCCCATGGCTTGGCGAATGCTGGCGCCGGTGACGTAACCCTCTACAATAGCAATGGGGGCGCGGGGGGTAATATCCCCCAACAAATGCCAACTGCCCCGCTTTTGCGTACCGGTCAAAAACTTCTTATCGCCGTTGCCTTGAATAAACTGCAGGCCCACCAGGGCGCGTTCGGCATTGCGCACCGGCACCACCACACTGCCCCGGCTAAAACGCAGGCCCCAGGCTTTTACTTGCTTGCAAGCTAAATAATCACTCGCCCCAGCATCGGGCAAGGCATCCCAAATCTTCGCGCTGCGTTCAATACAATCCTCCACTTTCGAGGCATGGGCCGCTTCAGCCTTCGCCTGCTGCGCGGCCACTTTTTCGCGCCGCTGCGCCTGGGCTTTCATTAATTCAATTTTTTCTTCAGCGCTGGGCTCAGCCTTTGCCGGCTGCCAGCCACCATCTTTAGCCTGGGCAATTAACGTACCAATGGTAATGCCGCCACTGGCCTTAACCGACCGCCAGGTGGCCCGCGCATCGTCAGGCTTGTAGCTGGCCCCGCCCTGGCTCCAATTATCGAAGGCATCAAAACCCTCGTCGCCAAACTCGGCTTTTAGCGCCATAGCAATTTGCGCCCACTCGTCGCGGGGCAAATCGGGGTTTATATGGGCCAGCGCATCGTCGGCATCGGCCAGGGTGAATTGATACTCTTTCACTGCGGCTTACCCCGCAGAATGTTAGACACCAGCTTGGTATAGCCCTCGACATCGTCCCAGCTGTCGAGGTACTCAGGGTCGCCATTAAGAATGCGCCCTATTTTGTGAGCCACCATCTCAAGCCCCTCTTTTTTATCATCACTCAAGCCAGCCCAGTTGGGGCTATCGACCATTGCTCTTTTAATGCTCTGCGTTATGCGCGCATGCTCGGCAAACAAACCATAGCGCTCACCGCGCTGAGCGAGAATTTCATCCACACTCATGTCGTAAGGGTCGCTATATATCTCATCACTCATCACCCACACTCCCCGCCGACTCAAACCAAGGCCCAGTGCGGTACAAACCACACTCAATTTCAGCGCGGCTTAAGCCCAGCAAGCGCAAGCGACGGTACTCACTCCAACTCACGACTGTGCACTCAACAATGCCCGCACCTTCTTAGCTCGGGCAACGTCACGCTGAGCCTCAAGCGCGGCGATGGCGGCCAACATAGTGCCGGGGCGCGGCAACAACGGCGCGCGCGGGGCAGCCTTTTTTGCACGGCTTAAATAGCTATCTCTAAACTCCGTCATAACAATCCTTCTTCATACAATTGATTGATTAAAAACACGGCCTTGCGCAATTACCCCTTCAATTTTGTGCGAGGGAGGTTTCCGTTGCTGGGGCGAGAATGCCTGCGGGCGCACCCAGCCAGCCATTGCGCAATCACCTGGGGCCGTGACCAGGTTGAGGAGGCTCGCTCCCGCATTATTTTTCTTGCTGCTTGCCCTGCAGCTCATAATCTTTCACTGTCCATACAAACAGCGGTATCGACCAGTACTCCGCATCGCCGTACAAGCGGCGCACATATCGCTCATCAGCCGGGCGCTGCAAAATCAACATCACACCCGGCATACGGCCGGTCATGCGCGCATAATGCAGCGCCTGCCCCATCGCCTCTGCCCAGTTGTGCCCGTAGTCCACCTCAACCGCAAAACCCGGCAATAAACAATCGACCCGCGTGCGATCGGCCAACACCTTCTCGGCCACGCCACCGCGCTCGGCACACCACGGTGCTGCGTAATCGCTTTCAAGCGCATGGGCAAAATGTGGGCAAGCCACCAGGCTAATCACCAGCACCACCGCAAACAGCCAAAAAAACAAAACCGCAAGGCCCCAGCCAACAAACTGGTTGCGGTGGTGGCGCTCTCGACTTCCTGAACTTTTCACGGCAACCCCTAATTTTCCGACGATGCAAAAAAAAACCGCTGACTTACGATAGCGGTATGGATAGTAATCACTGGGCGGCAACTACTGACAAAGCCTCAACGTCTCGCAGCACGCGCCGCTCTACAACAGACAGCCCCCCCTGCGGATGCAGGCGAATAACCACATCACGACCATTTTTTAAAGTTTGTGAAATCCAGCCTTGGGAGTATCCAAGCTCGTTAGCAACTTGCTCTTGAGTTTTACCTTCGCAAAACTTGCTTAAACTTATTTCATTCATTCCTGAATATTAGCGTTGCGAATTATTTAAGTCAATAGCGTTGCTAATAGTTTTTATTATTACAAAGGCTAATAATTAGGCTATGAAAAGAGAAACCCCAGATATCCTTGATAAAGCTCGATTAATGGCAGCAGAAGCCGCTTTTGTCGATAACAAATTTCAGCAGAAAAAAACCGCAGAACCAAACCTAACCCAAGAACAGCTTGCTATTGAAATGAGCATAACCCAGGGCGTCGTCGGGCAGTGGCTAAAAGGAATTACAAAAATACCCGATAAACGAATGGTTTGGCTAGCCAACAGGCTTGGTTTCGACCCTACCGAGGTTCGCCCTTCTATTGCTGACTATGCCTTCACTCGAGATAGCGAGCAAACTACGCAGCGCATACGCGAACCTAGCAGGACATATAACACCAGAATCGCCATTGTCGGCAACGCCCAGGCAGGCCCCGATGGCTATTGGGATGATATGGGTCACCTTGAACACGGCGACGGATTTATCGTAGCGTCATCAAAAGACCCCGACGCCTACGCACTGCGTGTGCGCGGCGACAGTATGGCCCCCGCTATAAAAAACGGCCAGATTGTTGTCATAGAACCCAACAGCCCCGTACACCAGGGCGAAAACGTGCTCGTCTGCACCACCGACGGGCTCTGCATGATCAAAGAATACCGCCTCTACAATGAGACCGACGAGGAATACACCTTCGGCAGCATTAACGACCAACACCCCGCCATGACCGTCCAAAAAACCAACATCACCCGCATACAACCCATTACCATGGTCGTGGCTGCCAGCCTGCGCCAAGCGTGATCCAGCACCGCTTTACCGCATTCTTAACTATGCTATAGTGGCGCAATGGCGTGTTGATGCCTTGACATACCAAAACAAAATCAATAGAATTCGCGCCCGATTTTGGGCGGCACTTAAAAACACAAAGCGGGACAACTGCAGAAAAAAGGAGAGATATCGTGAATGCCGACAACAAAGAGGTTGTTTTTGACAATCTTATTGAGGCCAACGTTAAAACAGACGATTACGGAAAAGCCATTAAGGCAAAAATACCAGCCAAATCGCTAGGCACAACCAACGCCACCGGGCAAATAAAAACCAGAACCACCAGCGAAATCACAATGCGCGCCTCACGCTTGGCAAAAGCATCGCTAGCAGCCACCTCTTAAGCAGTATCGCAACCAGCCCTCGCCTTCTACGCGGGGGTTTTTTATGGATTGAAAAAAATGATCTACAACGAGAAACCTTTTGACGACTACAACAATCTCTTAACACACATAAGCGCTTTCGCCAAAGCATCAGACCCCGATGCCATCATATCTGTAGACACCGACGCATTGTTAGAGACCATATCAAACTACACCAACAACTTCCCTTACGAAGGCGGTGCAGCCAAGGCCAGCACATTCAAAAAAGCGGCCAACTTTATTGTCTGGTTTTTAGCGAAGCAACCCATTAAAAGCCCTTTACTTAAAGAAGGCACACAATTATCTGGCCCAGAACACAACCCAAACGCAGTTATCGCCTTTGACGTCGCCATCTGCATTCTCCAGAACTCAACACTGCTTCGCAACAACGACACCCAGGTCACCATCGACCAACCTATCTACTTATCAGACCACGCCTATATCGACACCATAAGAGCCTTTAGCCAGGGCAACATAGAGCCATCTGCGGTGTTTCACTTTGTCTCTATTTTCCTTGAACAGCTAGTTTATAAAACCAACCCGCACTGCGAATATAAAGCCAGCACCTACTATCCCGATCTCATTGACGAATAGCCAGACAACCAGAACACAAAAAAGCCCCGCAATGCAGGGCTTTTTATCCGCTCAATAACAAAACACTGTCAAAGCACCGTGCATTGCCCTTCAATCGTGCAACGCGCCCGCACAGACTCAAGCGCAAAACCCCCAAAACTATTTTTTGCCCTATAGCGCATCAGCACCATAATGTGGTCACCGTTATCGTTATAACCTGTCTCGATATGCTCGTAAGAATCCGGGTCTTTTAAACGCTTCTTTATATACCGCTCAAGATCCTTATGCGCGCCAGACCATGCGCTGAACTGCGCTTGAATTTGCCTATAGCGCGTCATTTTTTCTTCGTAGTACGCTACTTTTTTGTGATATTTCTCATTTGCCGGGTTTAACTCGGCCAGCTCCCGGTAACCATCAAGGTTTTTCTGCACCTCTGCCGCCGGTATGGTTTTTAATTCGACGACCAGCTCAGCCTCACGCGCCTTCTTCTGCTCATCCGTTAACACCACGGGCGCTGCAACCGAAGCGCGGTCTGGCGGCGATGACAAGTTCGCGAAGATCACCGCACCAATCACAACCAGCACCAGCCAGGTAAACATCGACGTTTTCTTTTTCGCCGGCGCCCCACACTCCGGACAGGCCGCCGCCTTTTTTGACACCTGCGCACCACACTCCCTGCACTTAACTAACGCCACCTTTCAATCTCCCTCATCATATTCACGTAAACATGCTGCATACCAAGCATTGGAAAACTCTTTTATTGCGCGCGCCTTACTACTTTTACTGTAATACAACGAGACATCAAAAGCAGATCTGACCACCTCTATCACAAACCTTGACGCCGCCTCCGCCTGAACAACATCCTGTCCGGACACGCCTGTCCCAAAGTTTCTGCCCACCTTCATCAGCGAGGGCATAGATACACCGGCCTGCCTGCTATCCATCATCATTTCTGCTATTTCGTAGTCCCATAAACAAGGATCATCCTCATCGCCGGCACTCGCAACACCATAGGCCGACAAAAAAAACAGCACCGCCATTACCCGTTTCATTCAGCCAATCCTGCTAAAAAAGCAATCATGCCACACAGGTCAGCAAATTATTATTAGCAATACTATTGACAGGTTTAATTTGTATCACTAATATATTTCCCATGAACACACAAATCAACACCAACGGACTACTCACCCCTCGCGAAGAACAAGCCATGCTGTTTGTCGCCCAGGGCAAAACCATCAAAGATGCTGCCCGCGTTATGCGCATCGCCCGCGACACCACCTACGGCTATGTGGACCAGGCCAAAAACAAACTCAACGCCGAAACCACACCCCACGCCGTCAGTCTGCTGTGGGCACAAGGCCACATCAAATACGTCGCCTGCCTTTTTCTGGGCCTTTGCCTTTGGCTGCCTATTACTGAAAGCCTGCTCGACCAAAACACCGCCATCGCACGCCGGGGGGCCGGGGGTAAAGCCCGTCGCACCGGGCGCAGCAAAACAGACAGCGACCTCTTCACCATTGACCCCGACACCGGCGCCCTAAGCTGGCCTTGCGGGGCTAACAACCCGGAGCAAACAGCATGATTATTGCCACCATCGGCTTTCAGCAATTCGCCATTAATCCCAGCGACGTGGTACCCCTGATAAGCGCCATGAGCAAGGCCGTGGCCATCGAGCCGATACCTAGCGACGAGGGGGACGAGCGCTACTTTAAAACCAATGAGCCCTCAATCAGCCTCTCAATAGTGCCCAGCGGCCAAATTCTCAGCGACGAGCAATCAAAAGAGATTATAAAAAAACGCGCCGAACGCGCCGAAAGAGAATTCCAACAACTCACGGAGCAGTAATAATGAGCAACATCGCCATACACCCCACCACCGCCACCAACCCCACATTGCTGCGCCACCTACAAGCCAGCACCAACCGCATAGCAGTACCAACACCCGGCCAAAACTACGCCACACTGGTGCCAAAAACACCGAAAGTCGTACCAATAACAAATAAAAAAGTACCATCGCGCACCTGGCTAAAAGCCATCGGCGAGCGGGCATTAAACAAGAAAAAAATAATAAAAGAGGTGCGCAAGTGACAGAAAGAGACCTAATCGACCGCGTTGAAGTTTTTAACGACTCGAAAGAGCTGGCCGCAAAACTGAACGCTATCAGCGAAATGCAAGAGAACAAAAGTGATGCTTATTGGTTTAAAGAAATCGCTACCCATATCGCCGAGCTTTTTGCCTTGGCCACGGATTTAAGTCGGGCGCTAGAAATAGCACTAACCGAAAAATCACGAAGCGAGCAAAACACCAAAGCCGACGACGATAAATTTATCGACACCCTCGGCCTCACACACCTAACACCCCAGGCTGGCTAGCCTCACAACAAAAGGAACCAACCCATGAGCACCAATGTAGAAACCTTCATGGCCGACCTCGACGCCGGCACAGTGCAAGACAAACTCGGCACCATGCTCTCACTGGTCGCCGCTTCAGTTGTCGACACCGGCAAGCAAGGCAAAGTTGCCATCTCGTTTGACATCAAACAAATCGGCAACAGCCACCAGGTTGAGATCAGCAACAAGCTCGCCTACGCCAGACCCACTGCGCGCGGCAAGCAAAACGAAGAAGAAACCACCGTCACGCCTATGCACGTCGGCACCGGCGGCGACATGAGCTTCTTCCCAGAAAACCAAGTCGAAATGTTCGGCAAAAACAAGGAAAACAGCCATGCTTAATAAAGAAACCCTAAAAGCCCTGCAAGAAGCCACCATCACTCAGCCCATCAACAGCGGCATCTTAAGCGAAGGCTTGCCTGCTCTGCTTTTACCCGACGGCTATTCAGTTAAAGATATTGAGCACCTGCAACCCGCCCGCTATCGCTTCAGGGGCCAGCTTAGCACTGGCTTTATTAACGATTTTATCAACTACACAAAAGCCCGACTTTTCGACGATCTCACAGTCCGCGCCGCACGCCCCTACCAGATAATGGTTGACGGCAAGAAAATGACAGCAAAAGCCTTTTTCAACCTTGGCAACGATGACTACCCCGGCCACGGTGACGACACCGCGATACTAACCCTCGAAACAAACCCACCACTCGCCAGCCTGCGTGACATTTGCGGCAAACGATTATCACAACTTGATCTAGCCGCATGGCTAGAAGACTGGGCCAACTACCTCAAAGCCGAAAAATCAGACGGCGAGAGCATGGACATAAAACACGCGATTAACGCCGTGCGAAAAATTACCATCGAACAAGCCCGTACTGCCACCAACGAAGCTGGCAATCTCTCGGCAACCCGCAGCGTGCTTGAAAGCATCGACGCCAATAAAAACAACGACAAACCCACTTACTTCACCTTTACTTGCCGCCCGCACCAAGGATTCGAACCACGAGATTTTAAAATTGAGCTATCCACCATCACAAGCGAAGACAAACCGATGCTAAAGCTACGCATAGTGCGCGAAGAAGACATCAATCTTGAAATCAGTGAAGAATTTAAAGAAAAAATAGGGTCCTCATTCAACTCAGACCAAGTCAGCGTTTATAGCGGAACGTTCACCCTGTAACGACAAACCACCAACAAACCAAGCTATCACCGGGCTTTTTAAAGATTCTTCCTATTACTATTTTATAAATTATATGGAGTTAGACATGACCACAAACGACAGGCAATCAAACATCGACGCACTTAAAAGAGAAGACGTCCAAAAGATGCTGGCTCGCAATGGCAACAGCCTTACCGGTTTTTGTCACGGCATAGCAAAGGAATGCGGCTGGTGGGAAACAACCACTGAGCGTGACGTGCCCCGATTGCTAATGCTGATTGTATCCGAGGTTGCAGAGGCAATGGAGGGTGACAGAAAGAAATTAATGGATGACACCTACCTGATCGAAAAATGCTTGAAGTTGAGCTCGCAGACGCTGTAATTCGTATTTTTGATATGGCGGGCGGTTTAAAGCTGGATGTAGCTGGGGCTATTGTGGATAAGCTGATTTACAACACCACTCGCCATGACCATAAACCCGAAGTGCGCGCTGCCGGAGGCAAAGCGTACTAGCAAGCTAAAACAAACCAGCAACAAACCAAGCCCCTTCACTGGGGCTTTTTGGGTGAAATCAACAGCAAAGCAAATTAGAGAATCCCGAATGAGACCTAATACAGTAATAATGCCTCGCGAACTTACGGCAGAAAATGGAGCAAAATGTCTGCTTTCTGGCGAATTTAGTGTAGGGCATTTCATTGAATGTGGATACTGCGACGAGGGCGATGCAAAAATTGATCCCGATGGAGACTATGAAGAGTGCGAGCTTTGCGAAGGCCAAGGCGAGGTCCATATAGAGATACCGATTGACTGGCCAACAATTAAAGCAATTTACGCAATGGCAGTGAAGCACTTAGCTAAATAA